CCATTCAATGCAAACGACGCAGTTAAAGCATATGAAGAGGATATTACGTTTTGTATTGAGCTAGTAGCTAATGCAGTTGCAACATGATCTGTGTTCCCGACCCACACATATCCTTCGGTAAGATTTGGTATATCATTTGCTCTACCCGAACCATAAACAATACCAGAACCATTTGTAGGATCTACTTTACCAATAATTCCTAAGTTTTGTATTAATGCAGATCCAGTAGGTTTAGTTTGAGTATATCCTCCGCCTACTGCAACATATACTACATCCCCAGAAGTAAATCCGGCAGTATTAACTCCTTGTATGAATCCACTTAATAAAGCTTCTCCCTCTGCTTCTGGGGCTAAAGTTTCATTGAGAATAGCTGCAGCTGGCATCAGCGCAGGAATTCCTGCATCGGCAGCTACTACTCCTACTATGTTTCCTGATGTTCCGGAGCTAGTATTATGTACTGGATAACCTTTTTGTAAAGTTATAGTGTCAACATTTTTTACTCGAATTGTTATAGACTCAGGATATCCAAAAAATAAATTTCCTGCTCCATCAGTTTTTATAGTTTGCCGATCTATACCATCTGCATTAGGATATGTTATACCTGCAATACTAGCAGAAGTTACGGATACTAAACCAGTTATTTTATCAAAAGTAAATTCGGAGCTACCGCTTACGTTTAATCCGTCATTAAATTGTACTGAGGTAGTAGGTCCTGCAGGATCTGCAGTTGCTGTTATTCCTTGTAATTGACTTCCATCACCCCGAAACGATCCGGAGAATGATCCGGTAATTGCATATGATCCGGTTGGTAATTGACCAATATTAAATTTACGACTCATTAAGCCCATCTCCCGTTAATAATTACTGAGTCTGTAGATAATATATTATATCCTAATATTCCTGTATCAAATACAATTGTTTGTGTTGCTGAATTATCTGGTGTCCACGTATATGCTAATTTATCTATATACTGGCCGTTTATGTATACATCAAATTCATTTTTAGTTGCAACAGCTGTTGTGGTTGGATTAGTTGCTGGTGTTGCTGTAACAGTTACTGTTGTTGCCGAAACATATGTTGCTGTTTGATCTGATAAATTAGTTAAATATGACATTGTAGTAGCATCAATTGATGTACTAGATCCTCCACCATTTACTATAACAGATCCTCCGCCGGCTATTGTTTGTGATGCATTTAATAGCGATTGAGGAATAATAGTTGTATTAAATATGTTAAAGTCAATATCAACTACCGTATCGAATATTACTTTTTTAAGTGAATACATTTTTTTCAATGTAGATACTTTTGTTTCGTGATCAGATAATAACGTTCCCATTACTGTAAGTGGAATTGTTGCTCTAACTAAACGATCTTCTCCTGCAGTATTTACTGTTTCAAAATTTACACTGCCAATTGCGGTTTCATATCTATTCTGTTCATTTCCCCAAGCAAATCTGCCATATGGGAGAATTTGATCTACTAAATCGTTTAGCTGCGTAGTAAAATCACACCACAACATCATGTCATATTCAATATTAACATATTTTGGTATGTCGACTACATATACTTTTTCAGAATGTGCTATAGGATTAGTTGGTATAGGAAATATTTCGTCTATATATCTATTATTCTTATTATATTTTGATTTGTATATAATACGATTATCAGATAAAGTTCGATTAACATCTAATCCTTTTCTATTATCTCGCTCCTGCATAGAATTTCTTTTAAGCATTATAAGCGGAGATTGTAACATTCCTTTTTCGTCCCGTATATATCCAAGTCTGCGTACATTATCCCATTTTTCTCCGTTAGAAAATATTACAGGAACAGAAATTAAATTTTTATTTGCTGTTATTTGAGGTGCTATTTCATTTTCAATATACCATTTAATTGCATAATCAATGTCATATACTGTTCGTTGAGCACTTCGAATAACATCATCATCTCTTCTAGTTTGTTCTGCTCTGTTTAATAAAGGATCGTTGTATATTCCTTCTGTGCGATTTGCACTAGGTTTATTTGTTTTTCTGTCAATATTTTTTCTGTTATATCTTGACACCGTTATCCTTTATATGCTGGAGATGCGTTATTGCCTCCAAATCTTATATCTTTTATACCTTGCGGCGTTTGTCTTGTTACATGTGCGTCTACAACAACTGAAACGCTATATCCGTGGTCATCGCCGTTCGGCCATGTTTCAGGATTTTTTCCTACAAAATATTGATTTGCATCTACGTTATCTACTTCAAAATACTCATTATCCCAAAGCAATATATCTCCAACTTCTGGATAAAAGTCTGCTCGTACTAAAATATCTCTTGATATAGCAAACTTACCTGTTCTAGTATATGTATGTCCATAATCATCCATGTTTGCAGACTTATCGTCTTTTGTTACGACACACGGTATCAATATTGAATCATAGTATGATTTATTTTCAGACTCGCCATATATATTTGAATTCGATTCCTCTACAATAAGTTTATAAAACTCAATTTCAGTGTCAATTATCGCATTAATTAATTCTGCGTTAATTGAAGCTAAAAATTTTGCATCGCGCTGTCCTCCAAATAAGGCCATATTATCCTACATATATTTTTAATGGAATTTTACTAAGTATTTCCATGTGTTGTGTTGCTTCTGCATTTTGTCTTGTAAGCATTTGTTCTTTAGTTAATTTATCTAAAAATTCTCGTAATTGTGTTATTAATGCTTCTTTCTCTGATTGTCCTTGTGAAACTAAATCTGTACCATTTAATGTTACTTCTCCATTTGGAATTGGTACTGAATTATATTTGCTACGAACATATCCTAAAGTTTCTTTAACAACGGCTGCTCCGTATCTATATATCCAACTACGCCCCATATCATTAATGTTCGTGTATTTTTGATAAGAATATGGTATATTAGATGCGTCCGTTACAACACCGTTTAAAAGTGCGCTATTACCAAATAAGACGCCATCGCTGGCTTTATCTTGTTCATACATAAACTCGAACCATACTTTATCATAATATGGTGTAGCTAATGTACCTTGTGTGCCGGGGACAGGATATAATTTAATATCATCCCCATGTATCTCAAATGAGAATGCAGATTTTCTTATCCTATCATTAAATTCAATAGTTTGTATTCTAAATAGATCCATATGGATAGGCATCATCATAAAATTAACACTTGGAGAAAATCCTCCAAAGTCAAACGCATCCAATAATTGTTGAGAGCCTAGTCCTGTTCCTACAAATGGATCAAAATATCTTACAATAGCTGGAGGAGTATTGTGAAGTACTCTACGTATTTCGATTCCGTTTCCGTCTGTTACTTCTACTCCTAATGATGCAGAAACTGCTTCACGTATACTATATGTCTGTTTTCCTGATACCACATCAATTGATGCAGTATACCATTTTACTGTTCCGCCTGAGTCTGCTTCAGTACCATATGCTTTTGATAATCTTGTAATATAACTTAAAGATTGTCCTACTAAAGCCCCGGTAAAGCCATCTGATGTTAAAAAACTAGAGCCAGTATCTACACCTAATGTATTTATTAAATTATTGACAATATTGATTTGATTTACTTGATTAGAATATTCTATTACTGCAGTTTCAAAAGCTGTATAAAAATTAACATCTAATAGTTCAACATCCATTATAGGATAGCCAACATGATTAGCAGCAAATTCTGCAAAACTATCCGCTTCTGTTTGAAATGCAGCGTCATTATCAAAAAAGCCAAAAGGCGTTTTTCCAGGACTAAACGAAGAACTCCCGGGCCAAATTGGTTTATTTTCTGAATAGTCCATAATTTCCTTTTATAATAAATATCAATACTTCTCATTTAGAAGGTTCAAAATTTCTTCTAAAGATTCATGACGATGATTATCTGTTAAAATAATTTCATTTACATATCTAGAATCTTTTATTTTAGGTACTTCATGTATTGCAGAATCATTACTATATTTTAAATCAATTTGATATCGATCGCCACATAATATCATAGTACTATTTTTTCCTAACCTGCTTATAACCATTTGTAGTTGCTGTTTAGTTAAATTCTGAAATTCGTCTACTATACAAACAGAATGATCGAAAGTTCTTCCGCGGAAATGAGCTAATGAAACTAATTCAATATTTTCTTCTTTTTCCATTTTGTCTAATAGTTCTGGTTTATTATAAACTTTACGCATATTGCTACGAATTGGAACTAGCCATTCTTCCATTTTTTCTGCTAATGATCCTGGTAAGAATCCGTTATCTTCTGTAGATACAGTTGGGCGTGTTATTATAATTTTATCTGTTTCTCGTTTAAAAAATTTATCTAGTGCAATTTGCACAGCTAACAATGTTTTTCCAGAACCAGCTTTTCCTAATATAAAATTAAATGGTGTAGTTAATATTTTAGTCTTTGCTTCTTTTTGTTCTTCGGATAATGTTATTGAAAATTTTATGCTGTTTTTTGGAGGGGTTTTGACCCTGTTTGATGTTGCCATAACTTGAAATTTTATTAACTTAATTTTTTTAGAGTTGTTTGGCGATATGACATATCTTTAAGTGTTTCAATTTTACCTAAACATAAACGTCGTATAGCCTCAAATGTTCTTCGAGCAGGATATGGAGTTAAAATTTTAAGTTTAACTAACTCTTTATCTGGACCTAAGTCTTGTTCTATATGTACCATTAGTACTAATCGTATTGCTCGAATTCGATCTAATACGTCGACTAATCGGCCGTCGTATCTGATATCTGCAAACATTTCGTATTTTGTTCTAGGAACTGCCATTCATATACCTTTATTTTAATATAAATATCA